CAACTCCTCTGCGCTAACATATGCTACATCACCTGGCGCATCCTTTGGCATCTCTTCCATGGTCCTGACAAGTCGGACAGTAATATCCGGCATCCTGGGATGTCTCATCTCCCAATAGTCATTAGGGTCAATAACCTTTGCGCCTTGCTCTGTTGCTATCTTGTCCAGGGCCTTCCACGCTCTGATCATACCCTCGCCATGTTTCCTCATGCCTGGCTCATCATTACGCTGGATAGCATCATTAAACTTCTCTCTTTGTGACAGAAACCGTTGGCCTATTTCTGGCTCAACCAAACGCTCCAATCTTTCCACCCCCCAGCGCAACTCCATCTCCCTTGCCACAAGGTCATGGGACAAGATAACTGCCTTCGTCTCCTCGGACATTGGGACAGTGGGACAGGACTCTAGAGAGTGTCCTGTCCGTCCCGTCTGTCGGACATTTGTCCCACGCTTGTCCCATTTACCGTAACCCTTTGATTTTATTCTGGACATTTTGTCCATCCTCCTTGTCCGGTCATGATTTACACTTCCACACCAGATTTCCCCATTTACCCACGATTTTCTTCTGGATTAGGACTTCTGCGGCGCGACTAAAAGCCTTTCTCTCGGCATCCGGATTGCCAGTTGAGATGCTTTTGGTTAGTGATATTTGTCTCCAATATGACTCATCCACGACAGTCACTCCGGTGGGATAATTCTCTCCGCCTGGTGATGATTGGCCATGCTTTATCATTGCGTCATTAAGGGCATCCAAGACGGCTTTCTGCGCTGGTCTAAGGCCTTTTGTGTTGCCGCCTTTTGGCCCTTGGTCTGTTCTCTCCAGGACCAGGCTTGTCTCAATGTCCAGGGCAAGGGCATCAGCCGCCACCTCAACACTGATGGTATTCATCCAGATTGGGTCCATCATCTCTGCGTCTTTCTGCTTCTCCACGACCAGGGAGACTGACTCACCGACCCGTTCCACTCTCATTGATGCGTCTACTGCCCCCAGGATGGCTGATGAGCCTCTTGCCCCACGGGATGAGTCCTTGCCAGAGTGGTGAATAGCCATAACACAACAGTTGAAGGCCTCTCGGACGCTATCCATGGCTCTAATCGCCTGGCCTATGTCCTGGGAACTGTTCTCATCACCTGTCATACTTCTGGCCAATGTGTCGAATATCACCAGTCTTACTGGTCCCTCTGACGCAGTTTGTATTGTGGTATGTAGGTCCTGGGCATTGGTCTCATCCATCAGGTCCACTGATGATGGCACGACTATGAACGGTGCCTTTTGCTCAAGACCTCTGTGACTATGCCATGCCGCTATTCTCTTTTTAAGGCCCCCTACGCCCTCTCCAGCCACATATATGACCTGACCACCCAAAGTCGTCTGACTCTGCCACATGGCGTTGTGAGCCACACTGAGGGCCATATCCAATGCAATGAAGGTTTTACCGCACCCTGGCTCCCCATACATCATGGCCAGGGACTTATCTGGGATGAGGCCTTCGACCAGCCACTCGACAGGTGGGAGGTTGGCTATATCGTTTAAGGTTAGGATAGGTAGCGGCGTGATTTTGTCTTTAATCTCGTCTGCGGCTCTAATCAGTTGGGCCAGTGATTTTTTGTCTCCGCCTTGCATGATCCAATCGCTGACATCGCCTTTATCTCCTACGGGCAGTCTTACGACCTTCATGCGCCTGGCTATGCCCTGGAGATTGCCCAGGAGAGTTCGGGCATGGGCCTCACCAGCCTTATCATTGTGCGGCAGTATGATGACATCACGGTCCTGGAACCATTTGTTGAGGCCCTGGCTCCAGTTCCCAGCACCGCCGGAGTTACACGTTGTCACAAAGCCAAGTGTCGCTAGGTTATCAGCGTCCTTCTCGCCTTCGCATATGAATATAGGCTTTTCTGGATTGTTAATGATGTCCGGCAAGTGATAGGGCAGAGGCTCAGTATCTCCCAGGCCCCAAACAATACGGCCATTCTCTACACGCCGTTGCCGGAAGGTCTTTGGCTCATAACGTAACACCTCATACGTTACCTCACCATGCTCATTGACATAAGGATAGGTCGCCACCAGGGAAGTCTTGATGGTGTCGTGACCATTGGCATGGCCATTTGGCTTGTTGTCGGTCTCGATGCCCAGGGACTCCAGGACATCAGGAACATGAGCCAGTGGGTTATCGCGTTTAATGAGGTCCGCGCAACCGCCGCCAGTCATGCTTTCATGGCAGTACCAAGTGCCCTTATCGAGGTCCACCGAGAGTGATCCATGTGAGCCATAACGCCACTCCCTTTTGTTTGACAGTTTTGGATTAGGCTCCCCCAATAGAGCCTTAGCCACCGTGCCAATATGTTTTGCTAAATCTGACATAATCACCCCGTAAAAAGAGGGACAGGGTTAGTTGATACCTAGACCCTGCCCCCACTGTTAGCCTACCACAACACCTCATCATCATCCTTTTGAGGCTTGGGTTCCTCAATAGGTGCGGCAGGGGGTGTTTCTGCCTCTTGTTGAGGTTTGTCATTCCAGGCCACCAGTTCAAAATTAGGGATACGGGTCGCGCCTTTACCTGATGTTTCGGCAGTTGATCCCTTATATTTCAGTGCGGCCATCTTGCCCTGGTTATCCGCCATGCCATCATGAACTGACTTCCAGACGTTGCTGAGGCCCTTATTGACACCAGCCCCGTTAGATGACCATTCGCGCCAGCCATGGTCTTTTAGATAGACCATAATGCTAAATCCGCGCTTGTAATCACCATCTGGACGCTTGCCCTTGACGCCAACGGTCTCATCCCAGACCCATTCCGGCGTTACACCTTCCTGGATCAAGCCCCAGCCTGTCTTTAATGAGTCAGGATCAACAGAGAAACCTTTAAGTTCCACCTCATCACCATCTACATACCAGGCATTAACTGAAGGCTTAAAGCGGATGTATTCGCCGCCACTTCCATTATCTAAATCAAGCATCGTTACTATCTCCTATTTCTCTTTGCTTGTTGACTTAAACCATCCCATTTCACTTGCAAACCTGACCATCAGGCTCTCTGGGATGACATACATTCGAGGCATCCGATCTGCTCTTACGACCAGGACATCCGCCTCATCTTGCGCGAACCACTTGTATAGTTCACGAAAGCCCTCTTTGCGCCTCTTACATTCAACCAGGAGGCCGTTTAGATTTACGTCTCCGGCGAGGTCGCTTGAATAATGTTTGAAAGCCCCTGACCCCAGGACCCTCTGGCACGGTACGCCCAGGGACTGCCAAAAGTCCTGGACTTCCTTTTCGAGTTCATAGCCTCGCCGCTTGTTACGGCTGGTCATCGAATTGCCTTCGCTACCCGTTCCAGATGTTCGATCTGGGATTTTTGTGTATTGAGGCTTGACTCCCGTCTGGATAGAGCCTCGACAAGTAACTCCTCTGCCAGGCTGGAAACACTACGCCGCTGGGTTTTAGCCGCAGTTTTGAGTAGCTCTCTGACTGGCTCCGATAGATATAGGCTCTGTTGCGTGACGGTCATTTTATCTCCTAAATAAAAAAAATGTAAAAAAAGTACCGTATGGCTATTGACATAGTACTACTATGGTATCATATTCAATATGTAAGAACAGTGAACAAAGGAGAAAATGATGGATGCAGTCACTAAAGAGTATGTCTATTTGCCTGTCGATGGTTGTGAAGATTGTGAATACAACATCGAGGCATTGGGTGAAGAGGCTGGTGCTTGTAATGAGTGCATTGCCTATGGTGAAGCTGAGAAAGTGGAGGTTGCCTAATGATTACGCATTTTGAAGTCATCGCCGATAATGTCATTGACGTTTATACCGAGCGGAGTTGGGTTGGTCGGTGCCACAATGCCAAGACTCTTGGCTATGTCATGAATATGTATGGCCTGGCCGATGAGACCAAGATGAAGGGCGGCAATGGGTTGCCATACAAAGATGATATCTTCGATGAGGCCCTTGCGATTTATAACTGGGAAACAAATGGAGTTGCAGGATGAAACTGTTTAAGCCTGGAGAAAAAGCTGAGTGTCATTTTACTGAAGATATTGTTGATATTATCGCGATATTTGAGGCTGGGTACTTAATTGAATATCCTGATGGTACTCAGCAAGTTGCTCATGAAAGCACTCTTAATGAAATTAAGGCCGATGAGCCAGAATATGGCAAGCGGTATAGTTTGTGTAAAATTGCCAAGGGTAAGACTTGGGCAGAAGCGGAGGTTAAATAAATGAAACATCAACGTGAATATTACATTAGACCAGACGCTGTAAAGATTGCGGATAAGCATAGTACCGCTGTCGTCTACATCCACACTGACACTCATAGCTTCAGTGACAAGGATGGGAACCAGACCACTCATGTCGTAGCCTTCCAGGCCAAGCGGCAGAAGCCTGATCACAACTATCGGTTTCTCAAGGGGCCTAAGGCCGCTGAGAAGTGGATCAAGGGCTACTTTAAAGATGTCCAGGACGCGGAGGCTTACAAAGCCAAGCAGAAGGCAGAGGCAAAAGCCAAGTGCGCGGACATCAAGGTCGGGGACATCTACTACACTAGCTGGGGCTATGACCAGACCAATATTGACTTCTACATGGTGACAAGCCGGACGGCCAAGACTGTCAAATATGTACGGGTTGGCAAGGCTCTGGATAGAAACGATGGCGGCCCTTGTGATTATGTCGCGCCTAACAAGCACAATGTCGGGGCCAATGAGAAAACAGCCGCGATCAATGCCTGGGGCTTTAAGGCTGATGGCCACTACGCCAGCAAGTATGAGGGCAAGCCAGTCTATGAAACAGCAAGCGGTTGGGGTCATTAAAAGGAGGCCTGATATGCACGTCAGAGATGTCATTCAAACGATGCCTGATTGCGTCAAGAAACATATCAATGAATTTTGGATCATGGACGGCCCTCTGGAACATCTGCCAGGGGGTCAATGTGTTTCTGCCGCAGTTCAATGCAGTATGCACCTGAGACACCTGGGCAACCATGAAGAGGAGCGTAAAGAACTCCACGACTACATCGTCAGGTGGAGGCCAATATATGGGGGATAAAAAAATACCCTTTGGCTATTGCAATACGGTGAATAAAGCGTATATTAAGTGTGTAGGAGGTATGTTAGTGAAAAAAGCAATCGAGTATTTAGCCTACTTAGTCAAGCATCCAACATTGGATTTTGTGCTTGCGGCTAAAATGTTCATGGCTTTGCCTGAGGCCGAGAAGCTAAAGGTCAAGGCCGCGTTTCATGCAATCAAAGAAGAGGGAGATGAATAATGACTTTACGGGAAAAAATAAATGCCTTTATGGATATCACCGAAAAGATGCACCGCATTGATTTTAGCACAGGCGCGGCTCTTTACTGTGTTACATGGGAAGGTAAGCCGTACCAAGCAAAAAACCCTTATGCTTTAGTGAGGGCAGTAATGAAAGATATGGGAGACGCCTAATGTATTACACGTTGAATGGTTTAGATAAGACCCGTGATGTTGTGGCTTTCATCAAGAAGATGGAGGCCATGGGCTTTGCGTTTGTGGGCCTGGACCCCAATGATATTCGGGATGATGGCACTATGATCCAGCGGATTGAGTTACACAATCAGCCAAAGTTCGATGGTGTTTGTGGCCCTATGTATGATGGCGGTGGCATCCGGTATGAGACCTGGGATGTCTACAATGCAATGTTTAACTAGGAGGTGATCATGAATAAATATGCTCTTTATCTCCGGCTTAGTACCCAACGTCAGGGCCTTAGTGGCCTTGGTGAGGAGGCCCAGCGTGAGATCATCCGGAAACATCTGGGGACTGACGTTGAGGTCATCGGTGAATATGTAGAATATGAGAGTGGTAAGCGTAGTGACCGTCACCGGAAACAACTGAAGGCCGCTCTCGAACATTGTAAGCGTGAGGGTGCGACCCTGGTCATTGCAAAGATTGACCGTCTGACCCGTAACCTGGGGTTCTTGACCAGGCTCCTGGAGCAGAACGTCCCCATCATTGCTTGCGATATTCCTCAAATGCACAATCCAGCGGCCACAAAGTTTGTCTTACAACTTATGGCTAACATCGCTGAGTATGAGGCAGAACTCATCAGTGAGCGGACAAAGAACGCTCTCGCGGCCAAGAAGGCCCGTGGTGATGCTCTTGGTTGTCCTACTCCAGAACATGGCGCAAAGGCTGGTGGCGAGGCTACCAGGGCCAGTGTGATGGACTGGGCAGAAGAACTCCGGCCCGTTGTCAATGACCTTCGTCAGTATGGTTGTGATACCCTGGCAAAGGTGGCAAAGGGCCTTGAGGCACGGGGGGCTAAGACTTTCCGTGGTGCAAACAAGTGGGCACTCAGCAGTGTCCGTAACCTACTCAATCGTTTGGAGGTAGCTAATGGATAACGGTAAAAAAAATCTGATGTATCACATCCTTAATAATGAGCATTACAATGAAATAGACGATGGCGTAAAGCGATATTCTATGAAGGAGATACTTGCGTTTGTAGGTGAGGCCCTGGCAGTGTTGGTATTGTTCGGGACCCTTATCTTTTTCCTGTCGATCAGTGATGGGATTGATCAACACTTAATGAACTATCTAGGAGATTAAACATGGTAGGCAAGCTAACATCTGACGCGATCCTCAGTGGATCAATGGCCCCTGTTCTTATGAATGAGGCCCACCCGACCTATGGCATGAGCCGCAATGACCTGATGGCCAGGATCATGAACGCTAAAGGCATGGGTTATTATGATACGCCGCAGTCGTCAGCCGGAGAGGCCGCAGAC